GACTCGGTACTGATGAATGGCCGTCAGGATGTCAAGGGCAAGCCATTCGCATTTCCGATAGACCTGATAGCGGTCTTTGTTTCGCGCACCGCCCTGCTGGAGCAAATCGGCCTGCGCCTTGGCGTGGTCTTGAATCACAGCCGCCAGTTCCTCTATGCGGGAGTCCATGATTAGCACCAGAAGCCAACAGAGGCGCAGTCACGCATGTAGGAGCAAAACAGGCGGCACTGATGCTCGGTGAGCTGTGCGGCTTGCTTCGCGTCGTGCGTGTAGCTGTAGCGGTCACCCTTGCCGCTGTGAACGGCTTGCACGTACAGCAGCGTGCTGCCGCTATGCCGCCATGCTGTGTGTTGTGTGTTGCTCATGTTTTGCTCCTTGGTGTGGTTAATTTGTAATTTCAGCGATTGCCGTAGTGCGCGGCGTAGGAGGCATCCTCGCGAGCGCCCAAGAAAGCCTCGCGGCTCATGCCGGAAATTTCAATACCGCGACCGCCGCAGGTGCAGCCAGTCGTCGGGCATAGGTGTTTTTGCAGCCGCTTATATTGCCCGACCGACATCTTGTCGTTTTTGAGGATCAGACTGATCGGGCGCACGGCATGGAATCCACCTTCAATTGTCACTTTGCTTGCTTTCATGTTTTGCTCCGGTGGGTTGTTTGCTGCGATGGGTGAATTCTGCGCCTATTAACTAGGGCATGCAAGTCCTTTTTGTAATTCCCATGCAGATTAGTCGGGTTTGCACTTCCTAGGGTTTTGCTGTCACAATCTGCGCATGACCATGAAACAACTTCGCGCAATTCTTGCCCGCGCAAACCTTAGTCAACTGGCAAGACAAACCGGCATCAACGTGCGGACGTTGCGGCGCATCAAGGCGGGTGAAACCGCTGATGTGAAGCTGTCCACCGTTGCGGCGATTGAAAAGGCAACGCAGTGAACGATTACGACTCATTTGTCGCAAGCAAGCGGCGATCTGAAGTTGCCACCGGCCACAAACCCGGCGCACTCAATGAGCATCTGTTTGATTTTCAGCACGCGATTGTGTCGTGGGCTATCCGTCGCGGTCGCGCTGCAGTCTTTGCTGATACGGGATTAGGCAAGACGTTGATGCAATTGGCATGGGCTGATGACGTTGCGCGGCACACAAGCGGCATTGTGCTGATTCTTGCGCCTCTGGCTGTGTCTGAGCAGACCATAGAGCAGGGCAAGTCGTTTGGCATTGAAGTATTTCGCGTGCCGCATGGTGAACCCCCTGCAGGGCCGGGTGTGTGGATCACAAACTATGAGCGCATGGACGCCATTGACTTTACCGAACTGCATGGGCTGGTGCTGGACGAATCATCTATCCTGAAAGCGCACGACGGCAAGACCCGCACCAAGCTGATAGAAGCCGCTCAGGGCGTGCCGTATCGGCTGTCATGCACTGCTACGCCGTCGCCTAACGATTTTGAGGAACTGGGCAATCAATGCGAGTTTCTCGGGGTGATGACCCGATCTGAAATGCTGGCCACGTATTTCGTAAACGATACCGGCGACACGGGAACATGGCGCTTGAAAGGCTGGGGTGCATCTAAGTTTTGGGCGTGGATGGGGCAATGGTCTGTCGTGCTTCGCAACCCTTCCGATATTGGCTTTGATGGCTCGCGGTACTTGCTGCCGTCGCCTGAGTACGTTGAGCATGTCGTGGAAACCGAACCGCTTGGAGACGATCTGTTTTCCCGGCCTGCAATGGGGCTTGCGGAGCGCCGCGTAGCTCAACGAAACAGCGTAGAAACCCGCTGCCGTGCTTTGGCTGATGTGGTTAACGCCAATACATCAGAGCCTTGGCTTATATGGTGCCATTTGAACGACGAAGCAGAACTGCTGAAAAGCCTGATCCCCGGCAGTGTCAACGTGCAAGGCTCGGACAGCGCAGAGGTCAAGACTCGCGGGATGCTGGACTTTACGCATGGCAACCTTCGAGTGCTGATTTCCAAGCCCAAAATTTGCGGTTTTGGCATGAACTGGCAGCACTGCGCACGCATGGCCTTTGTCGGGCTTGATAGTTCGTTTGAAAAGTTTTATCAGGCGGTGCGGCGGTGCTATCGCTTCGGACAAAAACGCAGCGTACAGGTGCATCTGTTTACCGCAGAGAACGAAGGGCAGATTCTTGCAGACTTGCGCCGCAAGGAAGTGCAACACCACGAAATGAGTGCGCAAATGGTCGAACACATGAAAGACATTATGAATCAGGAACTGACAGGGCAATCCAACATCGTGGAAGAGTACCGCGAAGGCACACATACCGGCGATGGCTTTACGGTGCATCTCGGTGACTGCGTGAAATGGGCGCGGCGCATGGAAGAGAACAGCATCGACTACAGCGTGTTTTCCCCGCCGTTCGCTGATCTGTTTGTTTACTCCAACAGCGACCACGACATGGGCAACTGCAAGGATGACGCAGAGTTTGCTGGACAGCTTCGCTTTTTGGTGGACGAGTTGTTTCGCGTATTGAAGCCGGGCGAAATGTTTCCTTTCACTGCATGAATCTGCCGACGACAAAGATGCGGCAGGGTTTTATCGGCCTGCGGGACTTTCGCGGCGATTTGATTCGCACGTTTCAGGATGCCGGGTTTATTTACCATTCCGAGGTATGCATCTGGAAAGACCCGGTAACGGCTATGCAGCGCACCAAGGCGCTCGGACTGCTTCACAAGACCATCCGCGAGAACTCTACGATGTCGCGCATGGGGTTGCCTGACTACGTGGTGACGATGCGCAAGCCTGGGGACGCTGCGGAGCGGGTAACGCATGGCGCCGATCTGCCGGTAGCTATGTGGCAGAAGTACGCAAGCCCGATTTGGGACGACATCAACCAGTCGCGCACGTTGAACAAACTGCCCGCTCGGGATGAGAACGACGAAAAGCATATGTGTCCGCTGCAGCTGGATGTTATCGAGCGTTGCATCCATCTGTGGACAAACCCCGGCGAGTTGGTATTTTCCCCGTTTACCGGGATTGGCTCTGAGGGTTATTGCGCCGTGAAGATGGGCCGCAGGTTTGTTGGAACCGAACTGAAGCCGCAATATTGGGAGCTTGCCTGCCAGAACATTTACGATGCCACCCGCGAGCAAGTGGGGCTTTTCTCGGAGGCCGCGTGAGTGTTTTTGACTGGAACACCGGCCAGCCTTCCATCTTCGGCAACCGGCAGCAAGTTGCCAACATCAGCAAGAAGCAAAGCCAAGGTACGCGATTCCGCCCCGATCCTGTGCCTACCTTGCGCAAAAAGCCAAACCGCGACAACAGCAAGCGCACTGTGCCGCTGGTAAAGCGCATTGATTTTTTCGAAGTGCGAGCGTACCGCATGACCGGCAAGAGTTGGGCGGAGTGCGCGGAGAAGTTCAAATGTAGCGTGAAGCACATTCATGAGCGGTCTATTTCGCTCTACCCCGAACTGCGCTCAAAGCACTACGGAAAGCCTGCCGGGAACAAGCCAAAGCCACTGCCGCTGCTCGACATCATTGGCGACATCATGGCGGGAGAATCTTTGCGCAGCGTGTCGCGCAAGTACGGCATAAGCCATGTGTCGTTGCGCTACCGGCTGATGCAATTGCCGGAAGGCGTGGAAGCGGTACGGGCGGCGGCGCGTCGGTTTGCCGAGAGCAATGCCAAGCTGAAAGCGGAAGCGAAGAAGCGCCGTGAAGTGCAGTAACTGCGGGCGCGGGATGCGAGAGCCAGCGGGCTACGTTTCCGGCGCTCCTGTGGGGCCTACGTGCCTTGCGAATCTCGTGGGCAGGGCAGAGGTGCGGCGCAGTCGGAAAACGGCTGTAGTCGCGGTGGATCAACCTGATTTATTTGGAGACGAAGATGGAAGACAGAGAACTGTTAGAGATGGCGGCTAAGGCTGCGGGGATTGAGTGGTGCGCGTATTACCCAGACAAGGTTTCCCATTGCGACCTTTGTTTGCAACCGTCCGGACGCCTGTGGAACCCGCTGACGGGTGACGGCGATGCGCTGCGGCTGGCAGTGAAGTTGCGTATCAATCTGCATGTCTGCGAATCCGACGCAATGACAACCGCATATGCGGAAGGTGCCATTCAAGGCGCATCCGTCGATTTCATGGACGACCCATACGCCGCAACCCGACGCGCCATCGTCCGCGCAGCAGCAGAGATTGGAAAGGCTATGCCATGACACAAACCCAGCGTATCGGCAAGCTCCTGCAGCGCAAGCGAGGAGCGACATCGATGGAAATCATAGCCTGCGGGCCGACTGTAAGCCCGCATAGGCGCTTGGCCGACCTGAAGTCTCAGGGTTGGATCATCACCCGCGTGAAAGTGCCTGGGGAGCGATACGGGCGGTATCACGGACAGCCGCCGGAGTCGTGCTACTTCACGGCAATGGGACAAGCGCATGCGCGAAAACTGCGGTAAACTTTAGCATGAACCCGGCTAGGTGTGGATTGATCCCCGCACTGAAAAGCGAACCCGACGCCTGCCGTAAGTTCTTTTCGGGAGCATCGGACGGCTATGAACTATTACGAACGCCACATCGGCGACTACCTGAAAGACACGGCGCACCTGTCTTTGCTTGAGCATGGCGTGTACGGCCGCCTGCTGGATGTCTACTACACCCGCGAAGGCCCGCTGCCTGTCAATCAGGTTGATCGGCTGATAGGAGTGCGCAGCAGAAGCGAACACGATGCGCTTAATGTCGTGCTGGACGAGTTCTTTACTGTGGACGGCGATGTTTTGCGCCATCCAAGGTGTGAACGCGAGATAGCCCGTTATCAGGACAAGCAAGAGAAAGCAAAACGCAGTGCGAATGCACGCTGGGAAAACAAAACGCAGCATACCGAACGCAATGCGAACGCAATGCGAACGCATAGCGAAGGCAATGCTCTCCAGACACCAGTAACCAGACACCAGACACCAGATAAGAATACAACGCCTGACGGCGTGTCGGATTCCGTTTGGCAAGACTTCAAAACCTTGAGGGCAAAACTCCGCGCACCGATAACCGCGACATCAATGGCGGGGATCGTGCGGGAAGCGGAGAAGGCCGGGGTTACGCTGGAAGTGGCCCTGCGGACATGCTGCGAGCGCGGATGGCGGGGCTTCAAGGCGGATTGGATGGTAGATAAGGGTTTGACAGTAGCAGCGGTTACCGTACCATCTCGGATGGGCGTTGACCCTGCGATAGCAAAGGCTATTGCGGACGCTAGAAACGCAGTGCCTCCGAGTGAATCTGTGCGGGCAAAGCTCGCAGAACTGAGGACAAGAGCATGACAAGAGCAGAAGCCCGCGTAATCCTCGACTGCCTACGGGCTGGCGATGACTTCCCGCCTGAGGTGATTGAGCTTGCCCTGGTGCTGACGGGCGACATCGCTCCGACGAACTGGAGGATGGCATGATGATCTTGCCAAACAGCACCCTAGAGCAGCGCATCGCACAGCGCATCCAAGAGCGCCGCGACCAGGGCCACGCAGAGCATGCGGAGGCACTCAGGCGGCAGTTTTGGGCGATTCTGGGGCAGTTCTATCGGG